TGACACCTTCCTCGTGTTTCTCAGGTTCGGCATCGACGTGACCACGCTCGACCGAATCGTATGGCGCGACAAGACCATGAACGTCCGCTCGGTTCAGGACCGGGAGGGCGAGCGCGAGTTTCTGACGATAGAGGCAGAAGCCGGAGTGACGACCTGATGGGCAAGCGTGTCATCGGCGCTTCGCGGTTGCGCCGAAAGCTCAAGCGCTTGCCCGAAGAAGTCAGCGGCGAGCTCAAGGGCGTTATTGCCACTGAAGGCGCCGTCGTGCTCTCCGACATGAAGAGTCGCGCGCCCGTATCTCTCGGCGCGCTCCAGCCGGCCGACTTCCAAGGTAATCCACGGCCCCACCTTCGGGACGCGCTCGACATGCGTTTCTCGAAAGACGGACTTCGCGTGCGAATCGGCTTAATCGGTAAGCGCGTGATGAAGGTCTTCTTCTTCGCTCGCTACCTCGAGTTCGGCACGCGGTACATCGAGAAGCGGCCGTTCTTGTTTCCGGGCTGGCGCGCGCGCCGTCCGCAGACGAGGGCCGCGATCAAGGCCGCGACGGTGAGGGCGCTTCGCAGGGTCGCTCACGCGAGCATGCCCGATGTCTGACGCGAGCGCGGCGGTTCAAGTCGCTTGGTACAACCTGCTTTCGTCGGCGCTAAGTCCGACGCCGGTCTTTGACCATGTGCCGCAAGACTCGGTCGCGCTCTTCGTGACGGTCGGTGACGACAGCGCGAATCCCAGCACGACCAAGAGCAAGAACAGCTCAGAGCACTTGCTCGAGGCGAACGTGTACTCGAGCAAGCGCGGCTTCAAAGAGACGAAGGAAACGCTGAGAGCGATCTATCTCGCCGCGCACAAACGGCCTTTGGCGGTTTCCGGCTTCGAGGCGACGACGCCTCTCTTCGAGTTCTCCGAGACGTTCCGCGAACCCGACGACGAGGGCGTACGCGGCGTCATTCGTTTCAGAACACAGACTCAATCCTAGGGAGCTTACATGGCTGCAATTTCAGTCACCGCGGCGAACGTGCTGCGGGTGGATGGCGCTGTCGTTTCGTTTCTCGCGGGCGCGACGATCACGGCCGGCATGTCGGTCTATGTCGACGCCAGCGGGTTGGTGCAGATCGGCACCAACGCGACCTCGGCCGGCTCAGGAGTCGGAGCGCTCGCGGTTGGCGTGGCGCTCAACGGCGGTTCTGCGGGTCAGCCGATCGACATCGACACGAACGGTACGGTGAACATTGGCGGCACGGTCGCAATCGGCATGCCGTATGCGCTCGGAACAGCCGGCGGAATCATTCCGGTGAGCGATATCGCCGGAACCGAGTTCATCACCATGGTCGGCGTCGGTACTACGGCCGCGAACATCAAGCTTGGCTATAACGTCAGCGGCGTCGCCGCCGCAGGCGCGGTGACCTAAGACCCCTCCCCCTCCAACGATTCTCCAACCCCACGAGGGCGGCCCACGCGGCGCCCTTTTCGTTTCTGGAGTAGCACAGCATGGCGAAGAGACTCGGCCACGAACTCAAGGTGTACGTAGCCAACAGCAGCGGCGTCTACAACCCGATAGCGGGCGAGGTCAGCCACACGCGCGACGGCAGTACGACGCTGATCGACCAGTCGGCGAAGGGCACCGGGCAGTTCGCAATCCAGGCACCGGGACGAAAGACGCTCGTCATCACGGTGACCGGCAAGAAGGATCTTCCGGACGCGGACGGGCTCGAGCGTGTGTATGCCCTGCAAAAGGTCTATCCGCAGGTCGCCGGCAACTTCCAGGTCCGCAAAGACCCGTTCAGCGGTAGTGAGGTCATCTTCGCGGCCAGCATGTACGTCTCGAACTTCAACGACGAGAGCCCCGACCAGGACAACGCGACATACTCGTTTCAGCTCACCTGCGCGTCGGCGCCCACCACCGACCTGCTCAACTAGCCCATGGCTGACGAAGCGAGCTGGAGAGCGATCCCAGAGAGCGGCGAGGTAGAGATCACTCTCGACCGCATCTACCCCATGCGGCCTTCTCGACGCGTCATGAAGGCCATCGAGACAGGTACGGGGCGCTCGCTCCAAAGCCTGATCTTTAGCTGCGGAACGGGGCGCGAAGGGCTGACGAGCTCCGAGCAGGAGGTCATCGTTACCGAAGGCATCAAAGCGGCGGGCAAGGAACGCAACGACCCGATGCTGATGGGTGTCAAGCAGGAAAAGATCGGCGAGCTTTTGTACGAGGCCGGGCTACTCAAGTCCGTCGACGCGCTCTCGAGCTTTCTCATGAACCTCGCGAGCGGCGGAATCGATCCGACAAAAAAAGCGCAGGCGGCCGGCGGATCGACCGAGATACCGAGCCAATAGACCTGGGCGATCACCGTCGCTTGATGGGTCTGATGATCGCGCATTTCCACTGGACCGCCACGCAGTACTGGGACTCGACGATGCACGAGATCACCGCAACCCTTGATGCGCAGGAAGAGTTGAGCAGTGGCAACGGTCGTTGATTCGCTGCTCGTCCAGATCGACGCGAGCACGGAGCTTCTACGGAAGGAGCTAGCGCGCGGCGCGGATTCGGTCAACCAATTCGCGCGCCAGACAGAAAGCCGGCTGGGAGCTTTCCAAAGCTCATTCTCTCGGGTCGCTACCATGCTTCGCGGAGCGTTTTCGCTTTTTGGTGTGGCTCTCACTGGAAGGGCGTTCGCGAATTGGATCAGCGGTGCCATCAAGGCATCGGACCAGGCCGGAGAAACGGCGAAAGCATTTCGTAGCCTTAAGAAGGCATGGGACGATCTCGGATACTCGATCGCGAATAGCCGTCTCGGCAAAGACGTGATGCGCGATCTCGCCGATGCCGCGAGGTTCGTGCAAAGAACCGCCTTGCCGAACGAAGGGCAGCAAGCGCTCGCCGATATTCAGCGCATCCAAGAGCAAATGAAGCCCGGCCGAATCGTCGGCCATGTGCGCGGCGGTCGCGGCGTTGCGGAAACAACTCCGTCGCTCAAGGACCAGCTTTTCGAGGCTCAGACGCGCCTCGCCAAGTACAACTCGGCGATCCTCGAGAAGTACAACGCCGAGATTGACGCGCTGAGCGTCGATACGAATTTCGGCAAGCTACCGGCCGGGATGAAGCGGTTCGACTTCGCGGGAGCGATTCGAGACGTTCAACAGTCGGCGATTCAACCGCTCGACCTACAAAACCTCGTCACCAAGCGCGCCGAGGGCCTCAAGAGCTTCCCTTTTGACCAAGCCGCGAAGGACGCCAAGGAATTCAGCGACGCTCTCGCCGAGTCCACCAAGCGGTCGAAGGAATTCGCCGATACGTTCGCCGCGTCCTTCGAGTCCCGCGGCATCCAGGCCTTGCTCGACGGAGACCTGAGTGGCGCTGTGCGCGGCCTCGCTCGGGACTTCGCCGAGCTCGTGTTTAGGCTCGCGGTTTTGAAGCCGCTGGCCGAGAGCTTGGCGGGGTCGATCACCGGCACCGGCTTTGGAAAGATTTTCGGCTTCGCCTCCGGCGGTCGTCCGCCGATGGGGCGAGCGTCCGTGGTCGGCGAGTCCGGCCCCGAGCTGTTCATTCCCGATGTTCCCGGCCGAATCTTGAGCAACGCTCAGTCGCGCATGGCCTTGGCTGGCAGTGGCGGCGTGACCATCGAGCAGCACTTCCACAACCAGTATGGCAATGGCCCGGCCTACTACGCGGACCTCGCAGAAACTGGACGGCTTGCGGCCAAGACGGCTTACGACGCTGTCTTTCAAAAGCTGAACGGTAAGCGGTGAGTACCGCCTTCCCGTCCTCCCTCCTGACGAAGATCGGGAGGCAGGTTCTTGCGCTCAACGAAAACAAGGCACAGAGCGAGAGTCTGTTCACGCGGAAGCGCCAGACCGTGACGCTTTCCGGAGGAACGGGTGACCGCTGGGAAGGCGTTCTAGAGACCGTGCCTCTTTCCGTGGCCGACGTGAAAACGATGTGGGCCTTTCTGCATCAAGTCGGCATGTACGGCGAGTTTACGATCGGCGACACGGACTACTCCGGTCCGGTCAGCGGTGCGACTACTGGACTCGTTCAGGGCGCCGGACAGTCAGGGACTTCGCTCATCGTCGATGGCGTGGCGGCTGGTACGACGATCCTTCGGGCTGGCGAGTACTTTCAGGTCCGAACCGAATTCAAGGTCGCCACCGCGGACTGCACGTCGAACGGCTCTGGTGTCGTGACGCTGGTGTTCAAGCCGGCGCTGCGCGTGAGCCCGGCCGACAACGATCCAGTGACGTTCAACACGCCGAAGCTCTTGCTGCAACTCTTGTCGATGCCGTCGAAGGATACCGACTCGCTCGGCATGGCGACGTTCTCGCTGCCGTTTCAAGAATCGATCGTCACGAGCTAACCCATGGCCGACCGCGGTTTCGATGCAACGCTCGAGAGCGAACTTTCGAGCGAGACGCCCAACCTTGGCATTCTCGCGTTCCTCGATTGGCCGGGCGGCGCTATTCACGCCTGGCTGACCGGTACCGGCTCTTTGAGTTGGAACGCTCAGACATGGGTCGGTGACGCCAAGTACGTCTCGCTGAGCGTGTTGGGCGCGGACAGCGTGGACAAGTCCGATATCGGGATGGAGATCACGCTCAACTACCTCGACGACGACGCGCGTAACGAGATCGTGACCAACGATCCGGTGGGGTCCGATGCGGCTTTGTATCTCGCCGTCATCAACCCTGCCACGAGAGCAGTCACGACCGCCTATCAGTTCTTCACCGGCTTCATCGACCGCTGCGAAATCGAAGACGCGGGCGATACCGGAAGCATCACGGTACGTCTAGCGTCCGAGCTTGCTCGACTTCAGCGCCCGAGATTTTTTCTCCTCTCGCACGCGCACCAGCAGTACCTCTTTTCGGGTGATCTGGGAATGGAGTTCGCGGCGCGGATGGACGAGCCGGTGATTTGGGGCCGCAAGCCGCTGCTGCCGTATGTGCCAGGTACGCCGAGCGTGCCGCCGCTCACGCCTCCTTATCCGGGCTACAACGATCAATACACCTTCCCGGTGAGCGGGTACGGGCCGCCGGGCGGATGAGACGCCTCGACTGGCCGGAGCGGCTAGCAGAAACAGTCGCCGCGGCAGAGCACAAGACTTTCGGCGATACCTACTACTGCGCGGTATTCGCGGCGGACTGCGAGCTTGCGATGACCGACAACGACCCATTGGGCGCGTTGAGAGGGCTCACGCAAGCCGAAGCGGAAGCGGCCATCGCTCCGCTGACTCTGCGAGATAAGCTCGTTGAGCGTCACGGTGAGCCGATACACGTCGCGTTTGCGCAGCGTGGCGATTGGGTCACGCGCGACAACGACGGACAGCTCGCCGTGGGCGTGTGCTTGGGCCAGCATTCGGCCTTTGCGACAGATGACGGGCTGGAATTTCTCCCGACGCTAGAGCAGATCGAGGCGTTCCGTGTCTAAAACGGTTCGCAAACTGGCGGGCGTAGGAGCGATCGGCCTCGGTATTTTCATCGCCGTTATCTCGGGAGGCGTCGGAACCTCACTCGGGATCAAGGTCGCGCTCGTCGGTGCGTCCCTGCTGAACTCGACCAAGAAGCCGAAGGTCGGCAGCACCTCTGCTTCGTTCGGTTCCGAGCTCCAGCTTGCCGGCGATCCGAACGCACCGCGGTCGATCATCTACGGCGAGGCTTGGACCGCCGGAGACTTGCGCTTCCGGCAATCGACCGGAATCGACAATAAGGACCTCTACTTCGTCATCGTGCTTGCGGGGCATTCCTGCGACTCGGTGACCGCAGTAGAAGCGGATCGCGAGTTGCTGACCCTCGACGGTAGCGGGAACGTCACCGCGCCGTCCAAGTGGGTCGGCTTGATGAGCGTCACCTTCCATCTAGGAAGTGACACGCAGACCGCGGATTCATCGCTCACGACGGCGTTTCCGAGTTACTGGACCTCGAACCATCGTCTGCGCGGCATCACCTACGCCGTCGTGAAGATGACGTTCGACGAGACGAATCTCAGTTCGCCTCCTCAATTTCGATTCAAGGTCAAGGGCCGGAAGGTCTACGACTCGCGGCTTGACAGTACGAACGGGGGGTCCGGTTCTCACCGACTTGCAACAGAGTCGACGTGGGCATGGTCCGATAACCTCGTGCTCTGCTGCCGGGACTACCTAGGTGGCATTTCAATTAAC